TAACTTCCGTAACATTGCTATGCAAACCAATGTGATGACAATTCCCGTGAATCCAGAAGCCGGTGTGGCAACTTGGGTTACTAACGCACAGTTTGGCACTGCCAACTCTTCTGGTAACACTGCTACCCACGCTTTGAGCGAAATCACTTTGAATGCATTTAAAGTTGCTACCAATGAGTACACTGCATACGAAGAAGAAGAAGACGCTTTGTTGGCTTTGATGCCCGTGATTCGTGACGGTATGATTCGCCGTGTTGCTCGTGCTGTGGATCGCGCTATGTTGCGTGGTGCTGGTACAGGTGCTGATCCTGTTAAAGGTTTGGTAACTGCTGACGCTGCTTCTGCTGTGACTCTGTCCGCTGCTACTGGCGTTGCTACAGTTGCTACTTTGCGTGCAATGCGTAAAGACTTAGGCACATGGGGTCTTGATCCCGCCGACGTTATCTATATCGTGTCACAAGACGTGTACTACGATTTGTTAGAAGACCCAATCTTCCAAACAATGGATAAAGTTGGTACACAAGCTACAGTGTTGACCGGTCAAATCGGTTCTATCGCTAATAGCCCAGTGTTGGTTTCTGGTGAGTTCGATAGCAAAGGTACTGGCGCTGCTGGTGCGATCGCTGTTGCTCCCGCTAACTTCTTGGTCGGTAACCAGCGTGGTCTGCGTATCGACACACAAGAGTTGGTCGAAACACAACGTCGTGTGATGGTTGCCAGCCTGCGTACAGGTATGGTACAAGTCACCAATAACTATGGTGCTGGTGTTTCAGCCCTGCGTTATACAGCTTAATTAAATTAAGTTTAACAAGACTCTTCGGAGTCTTGTTTTATAAAGGTATTCAGTGCCTTTATAAAACAAGCGAGGTATTTATGGCAACAAATTTAGTAACAAAAGCAGAATACAAAGCTTACTTAGGAATTACAAGTACAAACTCTGATGCAGAAATCGACTTTTTAATACCAAAGGTTAGCGACTTAGTAAAAACATATTGCCGTCGTACTTTCATTGACTATTACGATGAGGCCAAAACAGAAATATTTGATGGTGGATTCTCAGAACTTATTTTAAAAGAATCACCAGTAGTTAGCGTTAACTCTGTAAGTATCAGCGAAGATTTTGGACAAACTTACACAAAGCTAACAAAGTTTGTAGACTGGGTACAAAAAGACGACATGGTTGTTAGTACAAAAACTCCAGTATTCAAGCAGCTAATCAACGGCTACAAAGTAACTTACTTTGCAGGATACGAAATAATTCCCGCAGATTTAAAATTAGCGGTATTAGATTTAGTAGAGTACTACTCTAGAAATAATGGTGCTGTACATAGTACACGTGATATTACTCCTAACACTACTCAAATCAATTATATCGCTACAACTAATTTTCCAGCACACATCAAACGTGTGCTAGATCAGTACATGGCGGACTTTGCATGAGCGCAGAAGCTTTTAGACGTGCACTTAATAAAATACCTGAACTAAAGCAGTGGGCTGAAGGTAAGCGCGATACTAGCTCTATTTTGCAACAGACCCGAGCATCTAGTAAACAAGAGATTCGTACTTCTACTGTAGATCAGATTATTCCTTTTGAACAACTGTCCAGCTTTTTAGGTGAAAGTACTGCCAGAGCAGTATTCAATCAAATAAAAAACAATAATTACGTAAACTTACCTGGCGGTAATGACGTAGTTTATCACAACATCGGTGGACAAGAAACAGTAATATTCAAGGGCTTTAACTTTGACAGACTTACAAAAGACGTTTCTAACTATATTCAGCAAATTGCAAAAGATGCAAAAGTTGCAAACAGCGACAAGATTTCAGAAACAATACAAGGCATTGTAAAAGAGCAAAAGTTTGACAAAGGCCACGTATATGGTTGGGCAAATACTTTACTGCAACGAACAAAAGGCAGTATTGGTGAAGCATTAAAAGCCTCGTCCAGGCAAGTACCTGCAGAGCAGTTACAAAAAGAGTTAAAGGCATTAAATCAGTTTATAGATACCTTATTAGATATTGTAGAAGACTACGATGAAGCTACTAGCGGTATCAAAGGATTAAAGTCAAGCATATTTGCAAAGTATAGAAAAACTGATTCTAACTGGTTAATAGAGTGGCAAGGCTCAGCAGAGCAACAAGCTGCCGGCGGTAAAGTAGGTATAGCAGCAGGTAAAGAAAATACTGGTATACGCGGGTTCTTAAAGCAAGTAGGTTATAGCAATCAAAGCTTAATTGAAAAAGCTTTAGAAAACATGGTAGAAGGTTTTGTAAAGCAAGGCATCCTATCAGAAGGTTCTGAAAGTTTAATGGAACTAGAATCTTCTCCAAAGATTATAAAATTAATCGAAGATCGACTAGTATCTACTATCAGTGGTAAGCCAAGAAAGTTACAAGAAGCGTATACTGGAACAATTGGTAATCTGCCAAAATTAACAGGCAGAAAAATACTGGGTGCTGACAAGGCTAAGGCCGATATTCGCAAAACCAAAGCCCAGTTAAAAAGCTTAAAGCAGTCCGTTACAAAAGCGCAACAGGCTAGTAAAAAGCAAGAAACACCACAAACGGTAAATCTAGTTAATTTAATGGCAATACTAAATTCGCAGATACAAGATGTAATAAGTGCGAATATGGGTGACGGCAGTAGAAAAGATATTCTTAACTATAGAACAGGTCGATTTGCCAGCACAGTTAATATAGAGCACCTTACTATGAGTAGAGCAGGCTTAATTAGCGTTTTCTATTCCTACATGAAAGACCCTTACGCAACGTTTAGTGCTGGCGGATTGCAAGATAGTCCAAAAACGAGGGATCCTAAATTGCTTATATCTAAGTCTATACGAGATATTGCACAGCAAGTAGTCGGCAACAAACTAAGGGCTATATCCACATGAGCAAACGAAATAGTATTGCAAAAGCACTTGCAGAAAAATTAAAAACAATTGATGGTACTGGCCCTTATGAAACTAACCTGTATGACAACAGTTATGCAAAGTTAAAGTTCTGGGACGAGATACAAGACTTCCCAGCAGTGTACTTAGTTCCAGGCACTGAAGTACGTGAATACCATCCCTCAGATTTTACATGGTGCTTTTTAAACGTATCACTAAAAGTGTACGTTAAAGATCAAGAAGATCCCCAACTCAAGTTAGAAACCCTACTACACGATATTGAAACTTGTGTTAATAATAATCGCGTGTTAGTTTACGACCAGGTTAATAATCTGGAAACAACTGAAATATTAGTTCAGTCTATTATGACCGACGAAGGGCTATTAACGCCATATGGTGTCGGGGAGATAAACCTACAGGTGCGTTACGCACTACAATAACGTTCCTGGCACCAAAACAGATAAATGTCTAGTAGGTGTGCCTTACGTTCCAACTAAAAGGAAATAAAATATGGCATTTAATTTAATTCGTAATAGTCGAGTATTCTGGACAAGTAATGTAAATACTACTACTGGTGCAGTTTTGTCGTCTGGATTTACTTCTGGCAACACTCGCGAAATTCAAGTTTTGGATGGATTCTCATTCTCGCAAAACACTACTTCAGAAACAGTTACCTTAAACGAAGCAGGTGCAACACCCGTTCGTGGTCAGCGTAGTTTTAATACTGCTCTTGATCCAGCTGATTTCACATTTACAACTTATATGCGTCCACAAGATGCTGGAACTACAATTACCTGCGAAGAATCTGTTTTGTGGAACGCAATGTTCTCTGCAGACGCAATCGGTGGTACGGCTCCTGCCTGGACAGATGGTGCTACTAGTGCTGTTTGCGTAGCTACTAACTCTAACAAACACCAGTTGCAGCAATTTGGTTTGATTATTGTTGTTGACGAAACAACTTTTGTTATTGATAACTGCGTGTTGAACACAGCTACAATCGACTTTGGTTTAGATGCTATTGCTTCAGTGCAGTGGGCAGGTCAAGGCGGTGTATTGCGTCAGATTACTTCTCCAACAGTTGGTGCAGGTAGTTTTTCAGGCTCTATTACCGGTAGCTTCTTGCAAAAAGTAACCACTTGCCCTTATATTGCTAACAAACTCAGCGTTGTTACCTTGGATGCAGGTATTGGTAGTGGCGGTACAGCCTATACTATCCCAATCACTGGCGGTAGCTTAACAATCTCAAACAACGTTACTTATTTAACACCTGCTAACTTAGCAACTGTTAACAAGCCCGTTACATACTTTACAAGTACACGCGCAATCAGCGGTAGCTTAAACGCTTACTTGCGTACAGGTACTGGATACTCAGCAGACTTGATGAGTACTATGTTGGCGAACTCAGCAACAGCTGTTAGCCCTGATTTCTACATGAACATTTCTATCGGTGGTACTACTAGTACTAAGGTAGACTTTACAATGCCTGGTGTTGTATTAACAATCCCAACAGTAAATGCCGAACAAGTTGTTTCAACAACTATTAACTTTACTGCACAAGGTACTGACGGTAGCAACTTTGATATCGGTGCCGCAAACGAGTTGACAATTACTTACACAACTCCACAAGTTTAATAAACTTATCTGGGCTAAGCATGGTGCTTAGCCCACTGTATTCACAAATAATAAAAATATGTCTGAAATTTCTTTAAAATCCCTTTTAGTACCAAGTAAATCCGTTGAAGTAGAATATCCAGGCATGCCTGGCTTCACAGTTAATCTTGCTTTTTTAAGTCGCGAAACGCTTCTTAACATTCGCAAAAAGTCAACGAAAACTAGTTTTAAAAACCGTCAACCAACTGAAGAATTTAACGAAGAGTTGTTTTTGCAACTTTATGTTGAAGCTGCTGTTAAAGGTTGGTCGGGTCTTAAATTAAAATACTTG